TATTAAAGGACCATTTAGTTTTAATAAAACTTTACATCGTTGGGAAAAGGGCGAAGCAGGTAGAGATTATAAGCCTTCCCACGTAAGAGTACCTAGAGTTGAGTTTGTTAGTTGTTGGGATTTCTATCCTGATCCAAACGCAACCAGTACTGATGAATGTGATTATATAGTACATCGACATAAGTTTAATCGAAGTCAACTACGTGCTTTAAGAGATATGCCTTACTTTGATAAGGAGGCTATTCGAGAAGCTTTACAGATGGGTCCTAATTATAATACTCGTTATTTTGAAGATCAGATTTTAACAGACGATGCTAAGACCGAAACAGATTTTTCAGATCGTTTTGAAGTCTTAGAATATTGGGGAGTCATGGATGCAGACTATGCTCGTGAAGTTGGTATTGATTTACCTGAGAGTGTAGATGATTTAGACGAAGTTCAAATAAATGCTTGGGTATGTGGTGAACAACTACTACGAGCAGTTATTAATCCGTTTACTCCTCCTAGTCTTCCATATCATGCATTCCCATATGAAAGAAATCCATACAGTTTCTTTGGTATAGGAGTTCCTGAAAATATGGTAGACTCACAGCAAATTATGAATGGTCATGCTCGAATGGCTATTGATAATTTAGCATTGGCAGGTTCACTGGTGTTTGATATTGATGATTCAGCACTGGTCGGTGGACAGAGTATGGAGATATATCCGGGCAAGATATTTAGAAGACAAGCTGGAATGCCCGGACAAGCAATACACGGATTGAAGTTTCCAAACACAGCCCCTGAAAACATGATGATGTTTGACAGGTTTAGACAACTCGCAGATGAACAGACTGGAATACCTAGTTATTCTCATGGACAAACAGGTGTTCAAAGTATGACTCGAACTGCGTCAGGTATGTCTATGCTACTAGGTGCTGCTAGTTTGAATATTAAGACAGTCATAAAGAATGTTGATGACTTCTTATTAAAACCACTTGGGGAAGCTTTCTTTCATTGGAATATGCAATTCGTAGAGGAAGATATAGACATTGTTGGTGATTTAGAAATAGAAGCACTAGGTACGTCTAGTTTAATGCAGAAGGAAGTAAGGTCACAAAGATTGACCATGTTCCTCCAAACTGCACAGAACCCTGCAATTGCACCATTCGTGAAGATGTCTAAACTAATTAGCGAATTAGCCTTTAGTCTTGACTTAGACCCTGAAGAAATTCTGAATAGTCCAGAAGAAGCTGCTATCGCTGCACAAATTATAGGAATGCAAAATGCTCAACAAACAACAGGCGAAGAGCCTAGTCCCACTGGTGAACAACCCACAAGCCCTCAAAGCCCTGAAGGACCACCTCAAGGACCAGAAGGAGCTGATATTACAGGGGCTGGTGGTGGCACAATCGGAACAGGAGCTGTTCCTTTACCGGGGGAAGTGGGCTTTAGTGGAACACCTAGACAAGCTCAAGGAAGAGGTTAAAGTAACTTTAGATAGTAAAGAGGAGAATTAATATGCCACAAGGAAAAGGAACATACGGAAGTCAAGTTGGAAGACCACCAAAAAAGAAAGGTTCACTTTTAAATAATGATAGACAACAATATCAATTTGGTGGTGGTGCTTTTGCTAGATTGCTTACTAAAAAAATACGCTCACTAATTAGTCATAGAGATAGACTAAGTAAAGAATTAAATACAGAACAAATTGGAAAGAAGAAACAAAAAGAGATATCTAAAGAAATAAAAGAACTAGATAAAGAGATAGAAGAATTAAAAAAACCGAAAACAGTTATAGTAGACGAAGAAGGAGAGATATGGTCTCCTGATGAACTCTCAGACGAAGCATTTGATGAGTACGCAGATGAAGCAATAAAAGCACAACGCAAAGGAGGTACTACATCTTATAAACCTACTAAACCTTTAAATACACTATTAGGAAGAACAGAAGAGATAGCTGTACGCCCTAGTACAAAAGCTGGTCATGTAATTATTACTAGGGAATCTCCTTTCACTGGTGAAGTTAATACTATGGAATTAAAAGCCACAGTGGAGCAATTTGAAAGATATGATGCAGGGGAAGGTTTAATACAAGAGATTTTTCCTGATTTAACTCCTGATGAAAGAGAATTTATTATGACTGGTATTACTGCAAAAGAATGGGATAAATTTGTACCTGATGAATATGCAAGTGGTGGTAGAGTTTCAAGAGCAAAAGGTGGAAGAGTGGGCTATGCAGATGGTGGTCAAGATGATGAAGAGGAGTTTGAGCCTTGGGAGTTGTGGGATTATGCTACTTCATTATTTAAACCTCGTGAAACTACAGGAGCTATTGGTCATAAGATTAAAGAACGTAGAGAAGCTAATCCAGCAGTTCAAGCAAGAATACAAAGGCGTAAAGATAATGCTGCTGATCGTAAAACGGAAAGAGCTGCTTCTCTTTTAGGTCAACGTAGAGAGCGTAAGTCTAAACTAAGAACACAAAAGCAAACAACTAAAGAATTAGGAAAAACAGAGAAAGCTGATTTAATTAAAACAGGAGATACAAAGGCAGGTAGAAAGGCTAAACGTGCTAGAGGTAAAGAAGCAAGAAAAACTAGTAGAACAGAAAGACAAAGCTCAAGAGCTGCAAGTGCAGCACTACGAAAATTACGTAGAGAAGAAAGAAAAAAGAAAAGAAAAGAAAAGAAAGCAGCAAGGAAAAAAACATTTAGTGGAGGCAGGATAAGTAAACAAATGGGAGAACTAGTAGGTGAAGGTACACGAGCAATGACACAAGAAGAACGTAAACAAAGTTTATTAACAGAGTTATTAAAATCAATTAATGTTCAAGTTGATAGAGAAGATAATGAATATCCTCAAAAAGAAATTGATAGAGCTTATAAAGCTTTAGTTAAAAATTCTAAAACTGTTGGTTTTTCTCAAAATGAAATTGATTCCTATTTACAAGCAGAAAGAGAAAGAAGAGCTGATGAAAGACGAGAAGCAGCAGAAGTAGCTAATCCTTTAGGTGCTAGAACAGATAGAATGCCTAAACAAGAAGGTGGTCTTCCCCTTATAGATGATCAAATGGGAGAATTAGGAATGCTTCCAGATGAACAAATAGAAAATCAAATGCTTCCAGATGAAGAGATGGAAGAAGATTATGTAGACTTTGTAGTGAGTTCTACATTAGATGAAGAACAAAAGAATTATTTAGAAAGTGCTCTCGCAGAAGATGCTAAGTTGAGTGAGATATTCGACCAAGTAATTGAGAGTGCTTCAGAGTTTTCAGGGTCTGGACCTGTTGAAGGTTTAGGTTCTGAAATATCCGATTCGATACCTGCAAGGTTATCGGATGGAGAATTTGTCTTTACTGCGAAAGCTGTAGATGAAATTGGTGCTGATGTACTTCAGCAACAGATGGAAGATGCAGAGGCTGGAGCAGATGGAAGGCAAGGTGTCGTTCATGGTGGCGTAATTGACGAGGAAGACCGAGCAGCTCCTATTCAAACTAGAGGACTTCTAGCAGCACAAGGTAATATACCTAATGTTGCAAAGCAGTCTCGTCAGGTTGAAGAAGAAATGTTGAAGTCAAGTCCTCGAAGATATTACGTTCCTGTGAGTGGCTAAAGCGATAAAGCGACCCTATAATTTTTATAGGCACTATATCATATATAACAACCGAAAGGCGACCTTTACAAGACAAGCCCTACTGTGCACAACGTAGCGACCTTGTTAACGAAGCCCTGATTAGGAGGTAAGAAAATGACTGAAGAAGTTATAACCGAGAACCAAGAACCGCAAAAAGCCAACCCTTATAATGCAAAAAAAGATTGGCATGATGTAAAAGATAAACCTTTTGTATCGTCAGATAGTTTATTTTTTGAGAACCCTGTTTCAACTGAACATGACGAAAGTGATGCCATTGAAGCAGAAAAACAAGAAGTAGAAGCAAATAAGGATAAACCTTATAAGCGACCCAACTATAAAAAACGATACGATGATTTAAAAACGCACTACGATTCTAGACTTAATGAGTTTAAAGCTAGAGAACAAGAGTTAATACAGAAAGCTGTTTCAAACAGACCAGAGTATAAAGCTCCAAAATCTGCAAAAGAACTAGAAAAGTTTAAAAACGAGTATCCTGATGTTTATGAAGTGGTAGAGTCTGTTGCCCACATACAAAGCGAAAATCAAGTTGCTGAATTGCAAACAAGATTAGATGCGATGCAAGGGCGTGAAACAGAAATACTAAAACAAGAAGCTGAAAAGGACCTTCGAGAAACACATCCTGATTTTGATGAAATTAGAAACAGCGATGAATTTCAAGATTGGGCTGATTTGCAACCAGAGTCTATTAAAGATTGGATTTTTAATAACCCAAGTGATGCAATTTTAGCTAGTAGAGCTTTAGATTTATTTAAAAAGGATATCGGATTAGAACAACCTAAGTCAAATTCTAAACAGACTAAACAATCTGCTGCTGATATGATTTCCACTAAAACAACTAGTGTAGAACCAAATCAACAAAGAGTGTGGTCTGAAAGAGAGATTGCTGCCATGAGTGTTACAGAGTTTGATAAATACGAAAGTGAAATCAGCGATGCAATGCAAGAAGGCAGAATCATAAAATAAACTATATAGTTTAATAAATAAACTATAACTTAAGGAGAATATCTGATGGCTCAATTTTTTGAACCCTCAACGGATACTGATGCTAACTTTGCAAACTCCGTAAGTGGACAAACTAATAGTTTCTTTTTACCTTCGGTTTACTCTAAAAAGGTTTTAAACTTTTTTAGAAAATCGTCTGTTATAGAAGCTATTACAAATACCGATTATTCGGGTGAAATATCTGCTTTCGGAGATTCAGTAAAGATTATCAAAGAACCCGTTATTTCTGTCTCAGCGTACACTAGAAATACTGATACGACTGAAACTAGACTAACAGACCAAGAAACATCTTTAGTTGTTGATAGTGCTAATGCGTTTAAATTCATCGTAGATGATATTGAAACAAATATGTCACATGTCAACTTTAAAGAAGTTGCTTCAAGCTCTGCTGCATACGCATTGAAAGATGCTTACGATCAGGCTGTACTTGTAACTATGTTTGCTGGTCTATCTGCTTCATCACCTAACCACGTGTTAGGTTCTGACAATGCTACTGATTTAGCTGCCGGAACTTTTGATGGAACAGGTAACCTAGACATTGGTTTTGGAACTGATGAACATGACCCTCTAGACGTTATGTCTAGAATGGCAAGACTATTAGACGATCAGAACGTACCTGAAGAAGGTCGTTGGTTCGTTGCTGGTCCTGACTTCTACGAAGTTCTAGGAGCTTCTAGTTCAAAATTGTTGTCTGTAGACTACAATGCTGGAATGGGCTCTATTAGAAACGGATTAGTTTCTAGTGGAAAACTTCGTGGCTTTGATATGTACAAGTCAAATAACATAGCTGACACATCTAATGCTGCCGGTAAATGTTTGGCAGGTTCCATATCAGCTACTGCGACTGCAAACACAATTCTTTCAACAGAAGTGTTGAGAGACCCAACTTCGTTTGGGGATATTGTGAGAGGTCTTCATGTTTTTGGTGCGAAAGTACTAAGAGATGAAGCCCTTGTTGGTGCATTCTACGGAATAGACTAACCAAATAGATTTGGGAGGTGTAATAGCCTCCCATGTCTTTTACTTTTATAGTATAAATTATATTTTAAAATAACAACATAACTATTTTTAATTAAATAGAGGAGAAATAAAAAATGGCAAACCCAGTTATAAATATAAGGGATACAGGGCGAAACTCAGCAAAAACTGCAGATGTTCGTGGACTTGCTGATAATTCAGTTAATTCGTGGACTTCAGGCACTACAGGAACTATTGCAGTAACTGCTGATGCAACTTATGATGTTTCATTTACACAACCAGCAGATACTATTATTCGTAGTCTTATCGCAATTCCAGCAGGTAACATTGTTACAGCAGGAGCTTCAGGCGATGATGTTGATTTCGATTTAGGAACTTCAGCAGGTGGTGGTCAGCTTATTGATGAAAAAGCTATCTTAGATGATGGTGGATCAGCAGTAACATGGACAGCCAATGTACCTTTGTATATTATTCAAAATTCACATGGACACGCAGCCAATGCCTTTGTAGGTACTGGAGTAACTGCAGGTGTTTATGGTGGTCCAGCTACTTCGGAAGCAATCGTTATTGCAGCTACTTTGTACAGTGCATCAGCCCGTACACTTTATGCAAGGTTAAAACCTTTAGCAAATGATCTTGCAACGGCAGCTACAACTGTGACTTATTTAATCGAGTTTTTACATTTAGGTGTATTAC